GTAAAGATCGAGTGAAAGGAAAAGACTATCAACAGCGTCCCGATTGCAAAGGCCACCATGAGAACTACGGTGTAGGTTGCCAAACCTAAGCCTTCGACGGGCTGGAGAATGCTCATAGGCGGGATGCTACAGTAATGGCTCTTGATATTTCAACCCTCAGCGACAATGAGCGCGAAGCCCTTGCCTACGCCTATGCCCGGAAAAGGGCAGCAGAGATGGGCATTGTCCCTCGCCGCGGCTGGCGAGAAGCCAACCCTGCCCTTTGGATTGCTCTGGAAGCCTGTGTCGAATCTCGCGCCTTAATCGCACCTGAACAAGCCAAATTCGTTTCTCTTATTGCTCGTTCTGAAAACCCCGTCGAACAAGAGGCTCGTGAGTACCAGCGTGATCTGATTGCATGGCAACTCAACCGCGCGGCTGATATTGCCGAACGCCGCATCGCTTACTTCGATCAACTTCGTGACTTCAAAGCAGAAGAAGCGAAGTGCAAAGCGGACATGGCTCACTGGTTCGATATGTACGCATGGGGCTATGACCCACGCCCCGATGCGCCACTCCAAGTTATGCCGCTGGACCCGTTTGAGTTTCAAGAGCAGTACCTTCTTTGGTTAGACGAGCAAGTGTTTGACGTTCGCTCATCTGGGATAGTTGAGAAGTCTCGTGACATGGGGGCCACCATTGGAGCTTTGGCATGGTGTACTTATCACTGGAAATACACCCCACACTTTTCCGCAATGGTATCTTCAGCTACCGAAGAACTGATTGACTCCAAGAAAGACCCGGACACGTTATTTGAGAAAGTTCGATTTAACATCAAGTTGTTTCCCGACTGGATGCTGCCGAAGAATTTCAATCTCGATCGCGACATGCCGTTTATGAACATCGCCAATCCCGACAACGGGGCGACGATAACCGGCGCGGCGCCGACGGCAAGGGTTGGCCGGCAGCGGCGTAGATCGGTAGTCATAATCGACGAGTTTCAAACATGGCCCTTTGGCGGTTATCAGCAATACGTTGCTTTGTCGCAAACGGCTAAATCAATCATTGCCCTCGGCACGCCGGAAGGCCGGTTCAATAAGTATTCCGACATCGCGCATGATGGCGTCACGCCAAAGTTCGAGATGGACTGGCGCGAGCATCCGTGGAAAGACGAACGCTGGTATAGAGCACTGCGATTTGGTTATGTCGGGCCGGCAATGACCGATGAGTCGATCGCTCAGGAGATTGACCGGAACTATGAAGCCTCACAACCCGGTCGAGTAATCACGAACTGCAAAGAAGAATACTGCTTCATTACATGGTCGGAACTCATTGCCGGATACGAGGAAAAAGGTAGGCGCATTCGCGAGGGGCAGGTTCCGGAAGGATGGAACTGGGGTAGAGTTTGTGACTATGGCATCTCAGCCAAGACTGAAAACGACACACATATTTGGGCTTACAACCTATTCGCTCGCCCGAGTGAAGGATGGCCATTCAAAGACTCGCTATTCTTCTTTTGTGCGCTTCCGATTGAGCCAATAGGAGCTACCGAACTACAAGGATTCGACTTCTATTCAAACCTTGAACGGGAGTTTCGGGTGCGAGGCGTTAGAGACTTTGTTCGTCGGCCAATGGTCAACGATATGTCGCACGAAGCGACGGACCCGAAAGAAGTCCTGCTGAAACAGTGTGGTGATAATTGGAACATTCCAGACCTAGACTTTTTCAAAGGTGTGTCAAAACTACGGTTTCACTTTGAACTGACAGACAAACATCTGCCGAATCCCTTTCGACCTGAACTTGAGGGACGGTCGCGCATCTACTTTGTTGCTCCGGATGGAGAATTCCAACTTGCCCACAACGAGCGGAGCGACGCCTATTTTGTTACGCCGTCACAGTCGCAGCGAGGTTATTCACGTCTACGCAAAGAGATTTCATCATGGCACTTCCCGCCTGAAGAACGCGGTAAGCCGGTGCAGAAGATGCGGCCAAAACCAGTGTTCGACGACATCATTACCACGATTCGTTATGCGCTAGCACGGTGGGGAGTGCAGTCCGCGCCGCTGACCGTAACAGAGGCGAGAGAAGCGAAATTGAATCCCGAAATACGGCTAGAGGCGATTCGAGAAGAAACGAACCCGTTACTGCTCCAAGCTAAGATTCAAAGCCGCGACCTTTATCTGAAGCGGATGCAGGCGGAGTTAGACCGCGCGAAAAATCAAACAGTGACAGTTCCGAGAGTGAGATTCAGACGATAAACTCTTGACCCCAACGCACAAAGGACGCAATATGGCGCACGACACGCGGAATAACGCGCCACAATGACACAGTAAACAACTTGGAGGATTGAGCAATGGCAGATGACAAGGTAAAGGCAGCCAAGCCAGCGGTAGGCAGCTCCGGCGCGGTAGAGGCCGCAAAAGCGACTGAAGCAGAAGTAGAAGAAGTGGAAGACACCATCATCGGGAAGATTCAGAAGTCTGGACTTTACTTCGTGAGAGATCATAGTTCGGGACTTGATTATGTGGGTGTCAGTCCACAGAACGATCCAGACGCGTCTGAAGCGAGCAAGCTGCGATCATCGGTGATAGCTCTTGACGTTCATCCGCCGCGCACCGGACTCCAGATCAGGCCGAAAGAGGGGGAAGCGTTTGCCGTGGCAGAGGGCTTCGGCCCGGACGCCACAGTCGAGGATTGGACAAAAGTGCTAAGCCCTTCGGGCGTGCCGCTGTTCGCGTAGTCACGATTTATTTCAGTTGACCTACTCGCTCTCGACGGGCGAGTAGGCGTTCTTGCATTCAGCCACATCGAAAGGCAACCAGCGAAATGATTCCCGCTAAAGTTCTCACTAAAGACGAGCTAAAAGAACTGAAGACCTGCATGGGCACGCCTCTAACTGAAGATGAGCAAGATCGGATGGCTAGGAGCATCGCTGATGTTATTCCGATTCCCGGCGGCGTTCAGTTCAAGCTGGTTAACGGGGAAATCGGCTTCGGCGGCGGCCACGATCACGCATGGAGCCTGGGTCTCGCAATTCTTCAAGGTGTAATCGACTCTTCACGGCAATCAGGCGGCAAGCCAATGGTCGAGCGCCGTGAATCGCTACGAGAATTTTTGGTCAAGAATGAAGCGGTAGAGAGTTACGATCTGGTGTTAGCTCCCTGAAAAAGAAATGAGACTCCCTCGACTCATCTTGAATCCGGCAGTTGGCGTATGGTTGCGATTGTGGCAAGCACAGCGGAAAGAGACCGCGCGGCTGCGACGGGAGTTAATCGAAGTTCGATCTGAGCGGGACGAGTGGCGCGATAAGTTACTTCAGAAGGTAAACGTCACACCTTTGTTTACGCCGAAACCGCCGCCACCAAAACCGGCTGAACCTTTGATCGTTGGCTTGGCGGCGAAAAATCGCTGGCTCGAAAGCCAACGTGGCCCAAATAACAACCCTACTGCAGAAGATATGGCAGCTAATCGCAACGGAAACTAATGTCAGCCGTCACCCCATTCCCCAGCCAAGCCGGAGCGCTCGCGCCCGTCAATCCGCAAGAGCCGACGGAAGAACTGCTGAGAGAGGAGCGTACCGAGGAGCGCGTCCACTTTCCTCGTCTGTCTCTTTATCTCAACAAAACATTGGATTCGATAGGCTCTCTGGATGAAGATGAGAATCTGAAAATCCACAACGAGATGGTAACGAACGTCGCCTACTACGATGGACGCTTCGACGGAAAGTTGGAGAACGGTGCATGGGTAGATAACAAGTCCGTTGCCGGGGCGATCATACCGCAGGATAATGACTTCAAAAAGCAAATAGATAAGTTGTCTATGGAGATGGCTCGCTCCAAGATCGGATACATAGTAGATGCGATTCTCAAGCATCAAGCCGCGAAGCGCGAGGCCGCGGAGTTTGGCAAACTTCGGCTGAATGTCAACCAAGAACGCATTGAAACAGAGCCGTTCATCCAAGCTGAAAACCAGTCACTTCTTCTTAAACTCATAGCCTTTCGCTACTCATTCTTCGATACAAACGCAGACAGCCAAGAACAGTCGGTAGAGCTTCAGGTCTTGAGACAGATGAAAGGCGGCGCCGAAGTCTCGGTGTGTCGAACGTGTGGTCTGAAGACTGAGCCCGGAGCAGCCTGTCCCCACTGCGGGGATACCATGCAAAAGAACATCGGCGTCCCTGAGTCTGAAGGGCTAGACGTTCAGCAGAAGAAAGTTCCTGCCGGCCGCGTCGTCACGGTTAGGCCGGATGCAACGATGGTGCAGTTGGATTTGAACGCTCGTGATATTGCCTCATCGTCATTTATCCGCTGGCGACTGGTGCTGAGGCGGTGTGACTGGGAAGCCATGTATCCCAATCAGCGGATACCATCATCCGATGAATCGACCGAATCTCGGCATAGAAGCGAAGCGCAGAACTATCCCTCCAACTCAACTGCTTTCGGTACGATTGGCACGACTGACAGTGATGTGGGAGGCGGCGATCAGTTCGAAAAGATTGAAGGGGAACTGGTCTGGCTGGACGCAAAGGTTTATCAGCGTTACCGAAGTCGAGAGACGGAAATACTGGGCAAGGACAAAGTTCTCGCGCCCGGAGTCTCGCTGAGAGACGAGCTATGCCCTGACGGTGTGTGTGTTGTTCGCATTGCTAAGAAAATCCTTGACCTCGTTCCCTCAAACAAAAACAAGTGCTGGACAATGTGTGTTTATGGTCTGCGAGAGCACGCGCTTCACGGTTCGGGAGTTTCAGCCTTACGAGGACCGCAGGACATCATCAACGAAGCAAACGCGCTTATCTTGGCAAATCAGGTATATGGAGCCACCGGACGAGAGTTAATCCGTTCTGGGGCGATCGAAGGTGGGCAACTGCCGGCACTGGATCAGGTAGCCTACATAAACTGTGAAGCAGAAGTGTCCGACTTGGCGAAGTGGGCAGCAGGCCGAATTCAACCGAACATGCTGTCAGCGGAAGTCTACGCCTTCCGGGAAGCGATGAGAGGCAGTTTGCAGGACGCTGCCGGCACCTCGTCTTTGTCGATGCAGGGCGCCGCCGACTTGAAGGTTCTCGGCACGGCAACCGGTGTAGAAGCGTCGCGCGATCAGGCTGTTGGCCGGATGATTCCAAACCGCAAACTCCAAGCGTTCATGGGAACAGAGTGGGGAAGACAGGTTTTAGAACTCGAACGGGAGAATTACACCGCTGAAGTGTTTCTGGAAATGGCCGAAAAGGGCAATGAAAAAGGCGAGACTCTCTACACTGAGCGAGGGGTAGTAACATTCTTCCAATCTAACGTCTGCAATGATTTCAGCGTGAAACCGGTTGAAGGTAGCTGGATGCCAATTTCCCCAGCGCAGGAACAAGCCAAAGCAAGTGAGTTTGGAATGACGGCTGCGCAGATGAAGGATGCGCCGAACGCGACAGAGATTCTTTCCCTGTTGGCTCCAAAGTTTGGGATACCCTACAACGTTGACGAATTCGGAGCAGCGCAACGATGCGCCAGCATGAGGCTCGAGACTTACGCTCGCGTTGCCGAAGGGATAGCGTCGCCAGATGTTATTCCTACCCCGGAAACAGTGGATGTCGTACTGGCAAACTGTCCTGAGTGGGCGCGTGTGGATCCGCTCATGGACGATCATCCCGCATTCCTCGACTTCTACCTTGATTGGTGGATGTCCGATGAAGGCCGCAATGCCGATCCGTTGATGAGAATGGTTATCAGCAAAGTAGTAGGCTTGCACAAAGAAGGTGTAGTGGCTCAGGGACAAGAGAAAATGACCA